TTAGAGCTGGAAAGTGACCTGCTTGCGTTCGAGCGTGGCCGTAGCGCGGGTCCGGCCATAGATTGTCATGATGATTCCGATCAGACCGCCGATTGCCTGTACCACGAGGACCACCTGGTCGCCAAGCTCATGGACGAGGTCGGGTGTGATATCGATTCCGAACAAGGGTCCGATCGTTGGAAGGATGGTTGAGGCCGCCGTGATGATCGCCCCCCAGATCGTCATGGAATGGGCCCACCACTTGCTGGTTTGTGAAGTCTGATCTGTCTGCGACACTTCTGTCTGCGACATTGGCCGTGCTCCTGCCTCAGGTTGTTGGGAAATCTTTGTTCCGGCGCTCGCTATTTGGCGGGCCGCTTCAACTGTGCGATCGACCCGCCGGAGCCATCCCCGCCCGAAACGCCAGAAGTGACCAAGGCTGCGGTAGCGCGCACGTCGGATGTCCGCGTAGCGCTCGAGGACCTCGGCTATGGGCTGTCCATGCGCGGCGGCGAGCGTCTGGGGTCCGATTACTCCGTCGACATTCACCCCCAAGGCCTGCTGCAGCATTCGTGCCGCAGCGCCGACACCATGGTTCACCGCGGCATCGAAGTGCATGACGGCAAGCGCCGGCGGGAGGTCGCCTGCCCGGGATGGTAGCCAGTATCGCTCCCGGTAGATCGGACGAACCGCGGCAGCATCCAGGCGCTTGAGCTCCTCGATCAGCTCCTGCCGGTTCCCGTCCGTCGGCGTCAAGCCTTTCCAGGCCGCGAACACCGAAAGAGTGATGCCGAGATTGGTCGGCCCGCCTGGATCATAAGGATCATTCGTCCAGCCGCCCTCCATTTCGAGGACGTGCGCCAGGGCTGCCTCGAATAGATCATCGTTCTGTCCAGCCCCCTCGGCGGTGCTGGGCCAGCGCAATCCAAGGAGCTGCCCTACCGGGAAAGACTGGACCGTTACGGCGTCCTTTTGGTTGCCGCCGAGGAGGAAAAGCTGATCCTTTGCGGCTCCGACGACGAATCCGACGTGCCCCTGTCCCGGATCGCTCCCTCTGCTCAAGACAGCAATGGCACCGACCTTCGCCTTCGCCAAAGGCACGCCCCAGTCGAGGTACGAGCGTGCCAGAAGCGAGCGCGTGCTGCGCAAGCCAGCCCGCTCAAGGCATGCGCCCACAAAGGCTGCACACCAAGCGACCTCGTCGCTGACCACCTCTGGATGACCGACATCTCGAAAGAACTGCAGAATTCGAGAATTGCTCGCGGGTCCTGGCAACTCGCGCACGCCGGCTTCCTGCCACGCGTGGTCGAGCCATGCGGGCTGCTCCATCANCGAATCTCCTGGAATTTTGAAGAAAAGCGCGTCGGAGGACTTAGACGACCGCCACTGTCGGTATGCCCCTGCCCCAGACGCTGCTTAACTGGCAAACGCGCACGACAATGGCGGCTGGCAGCTCGCCGAAATCGGCTATTAGATCAGCTTTCGAATAGGTAACGGTAGGCTCCGTAGCGACCAGCGTCCGCTTGACCGTTTCGCCGTCGAGGATGTCCACCTCGTAGCGTTCCGTATCCTCCCCAAGAGGGACTTCGTTGACCTCCCAGCTATCGCCACCGATCCGTGTTCTGCGAATCCAGGAAAGGACTAGATCGCCTGTATCCAATCTCCGTCCGCGGACGTGAACGGGACTGAGCGGACGCAGCCCGACGCCGCGGAACGCGTGTTGCGCCTCGATGTAGGCTGGGTGACCGATGTCCCGTTCCGCAGGACCGAAACGCCAATTGAATGCCAATCCAATATCGCTTGGCGCCATATCAACTCGCGCGAGAGCCTCAGTGATGAGCACGAATGGTGCGCCAGGCGGCACTTCCATATGCATTGCGCCCTCGGTTCCCGCTTGGCCACGCAGCAGGCCCGTCAATTCGTATGTCGCGGGCGCGATGAGCTTTGCCGATCGAAACTGCAGAACTTCCCAATCGCCGGCAGAATTGCGAACCGCCGCCACATTCGCACCGGCCAGAACCTGGATTTCCTCCGCCGACTCCAGTTCGCCATAATCGAGCCGAACGCGAATTCGCGTAGCCCAATCATAGCGGCCGACGGGACCTGGTTTCAGTGCATCGAGAATCTCGCCTGAGACCGCCGGTGCAACCGCAATGGCCTGGAGCGCAAATCCGGTCTGTGTCGGTGAGCGGAATAGCGCAATTGCACCCGGCCAAGGAAATTGGCTAGCTGCGAAATATCCTGCGTGTTCCGGCTCGTCACCGCGTAGCAATGGCAAATCGAGAAAATATCCAATTGGCTGGCCCGATGGCGCGGGCGGATTGGTCTTCTTTTCACGACTGCGGCCCTCGACCAACCCGTAAAGCTCTGGATCGATGCTCAGCGCTTCCATTTCGCGGGCGCCCCGATCGCCAATTCCGGTGACGCGAAACAATCGAGAGCGCCCCTTGTCCGAAATCAGAATAATATCTGACGGCTCAATAGCGAGCCGGCTTGGTGGCAGCAGGAACGACGCGCGCTCGCGCGCAGCCCATGCTTCAAAAAGCCAGGAATCCGCAATGGCCGCTGCTTGCTCGTCTTGCAGAACGAGCGCCAGGTCAGCCGTGCTGACGCGTGCGCTTGCACCGGAGAGACGCCGTGCTTCGGCCACGGCCTGCCGGTAGTCATTGCTGGCGGAAAGGTAGGTGATTTTCGCGGAGCCAGGCAGCTCTGTCTCCTGAGCACGTGTCAGCCGCAGAAGTCCGCTTTCCCGCCGTTCTTCGACCAGGTCGTCCGCCGACACCTCAATTGCAGGCGCGGCTGCGCCCCGCGGCCGGAACACGATCTTGTCGCCACTTTCAACGGCATCGAAGAAGAATGCGAGCTCCAGCGGCTGGATCGCCTCACGCGGCGACATCACCCGATCGATTGTGTATCCGGGGAGTATCCCCTTGAGAGCGCTCGTGTCGTAGTGCGCAAATCCTGCATCGTCGAGCAGACGCGCCAGAAGGTCACTGATGGGTGCGCTGGCGACGCGCCCATTGATCCAATGCCCCCGGTGCCAGTTGACGCTATCTCCCCACGTGTGCGTATCGGAAGGAAAGGCCGGGAAGGGCCGGGCATCCCAGGCGTAAACATGGATCCGGGCGGGATCGACCATTCTCCCCCCATACACTGACGAGATAGGATTGAGGTCCGGATTTGCGCCCGGATGGTCAGGATCGAATGCTTCGATCAACGCCTGCAAGTATCGGCGCTGGATGAAGTCATCGCGCTGGCCATTGGAAAAATACGGCAGCGCCGTCTCGAAGCTCTTTGGATCAACGAAAACATTCGGCTGGTTGGCGCCTTTGTCTATGGCTGGGCAGCCAATCTCCATGAACCAAACAGGCTTCGACTCTGGAACCCACTCGGTCGGCGTCGACTGTTCGACTCCGCCGGGCCTATTGTAGTGCCGATTACGCCACCAGGATTTCAGGTCCTTAAAGCGAAAAACCCACGGTTTGCCCTGGCCGTCGGTAATTGGTGTGCGAATCTGGCTCGCGCGGTCGCTAGCGGTTGCGTAGTACCAGTCGTAACCCTCACCGCCGGCGATATTCGACTTCAAATAATTGAGATCGTAAATCGAAGTCACACCGGCGGCAGCATCGGCATGGTCGTTTCCGTCGCGCCAATCGCTTAGAGGCCAATAGAGGTCAATGCCAATGGCATCGATCCCAGGTGAGGCCCATAGTGGGTCGAGATGAAAATAAATGTCGCCGGAGCCATCCTGCGGATGATGACCGAAGTATTCCGACCAATCGGCGGCGTAGGTCACCTTCGTATTCGGTCCCAGAATTGTCTTCACGTCAGCTGCGAGCTGAATGAGAGCCGCCACGAAAGGATAGGTGTCAGGTGAGCTGCGGACCTGCGTGAGGCCCCGCATTTCAGTTCCAATCACAAATGCATCGACGCCTCCTGCCGCTTTTGCCAGAAAGGCATAGTGCAATATGAAACGGCGATAGGACCATTCCGACGGACCCCGATAGATCACGTCGCTGCCGGAAATAGTGAAATCATTGATTGAAGCGGTCCCGACGAATTTCGAAATTTCGGTTGCGGCAGCAGCGGTCTTGTCTGGACTACCGGACTGACCCGGCGCTAAGCTAAGTGTAATGCGTCCTCGCCAAGGATAAGCAGGTTGGCCCGGTGCACCACCGTTGTACGGATTGGGAAGCCTATTGTTTGCCGGCACATCCATCAGAATGAACGGCGTGAGCGTCACCGAAAGCCCGCGCTCTTTCAGATCGCGAATGGCGGCAATGACGGTGTGATCTGACGGTGTGCCGCCGTAGGCAGGCCTGCCCTCGTGCCGGCTGACTAGATACGCCTGCGAGCGGGAGAGACCAGCCACGCGCCACGTCAAAGGTTTGGTTTCCTTATTGCCGATCTCCACCCCCGGACGAATCTGACAATGGCTCGCACGTAAGTCTGTTCCGAACCAGCTCGTCACGAGAGAAACGGATTTTGCATTCGGCAATGACGCCTGCAGCTGATCAATCGCGACGGTCCAGTCGGTGCCGCCTTGGCGCGTATGCACGTTTTCTGAGACTTGCATCCCGCCCGCTTCACGACGGGTGACCTCCTCGCTTGCGTAAACGAATTCGCCGGTCCCTGGGATGAGGACCACGCCCCGTACCAGTCGATGGAAATCGTCGACTGGCCGAAATACCTCGAACGAAAGCTGCGGTATTCGATTGCCGAAAGGCGCGAGAGGCATCCTTTCAAAGACGATATAGGCCAAGCCGCGATATGCTGGCGCATGTCCGGCCCCCTCTCGCGCGCTGATAAGGCTGTCCGGTAACTGATCCTCACTACCGGTATAGAGCCGCCACGTGACAGTGCTGAGGTCCAGCTCCTGCCCATCTGCCCAGACTCGACCGATCCCCGAAATTTCTCCTTCCGCCAAGCCGACAGCGAAATTTGCGTAATAACGGTATTCGATCTGCTTGGCAGACCCGCCGCTGCTCCCGCCACCCTTACCCCCGCCAGAGACTTTCGAGGTGACGACCTCTTCCTCGAACTCTGTCGCCCAAATGACTTGTCCGCCGACGCGGGCGCACCCATAGACACGTGGAATGGGCGCGCCTTCTGTCGAAGCTGTGACACGCAAATCGGAAAGGCGTGGGCCGGTGAACGTGCGATTCTGTCCGGATACGCCGAAGAGCGCCTGATCAACAAACGAGCCGGCAAGGGCGCCGATCTGAGAACCAATCGTCGCGCCCGCGATAGTGGCGCCGAAAATGCTCAATCCCGACGGCAGCAGCGCGCTTCCGGCGGCAGCGCCCGCTGCAGCAAGAGCAAGAGTGGCCATCAGTTAGTGATTCCCGGAAACGAAAACGCAGCGGCAATACGTTTTTGCCACCAATTGGAAAGTGCGACCTCGGCTACGGGCGCATTCTCCATCGCGTGAATCATCGTCGTCCGAGTTGCCAGTATACCGACATGCTTTGCCGGCAATGTCGGTCTCAATCGGAAAACCAGAATGTCTCCAGGTTGCGCATCCGCCTTATTGATCTCGACGAGGTGGCGCCGCGCTGCTTCCAATAGGGTCTCGCTGCCGCTCGCTTCAGACCAGTCACGCGTGTAGGCCGGCAGCTCAACAGGCTCGCGGCCATAAAGCGCGCGCCAAATGCCCCGAATGAGACCCAGGCAATCCGTGCCAACTCCTGCGAGGCTTGCTTGATGACGATACGGCGTGCCAATCCAGGTCCTAGCCAGACGGACGATCTCTGCCCTTGTCGCGACGCGGGGCCGATCTCCCATCAACCCGCCCTCCTGCGCGCGTAAGAGGTTACGAAATCATTGCCGGGCATATGGGGAAAGCCTCGGAAATTGACGACGTTGTTGAACTTGTCCCGGCACGTCGCGAGCTGCTTGTCGCATCCGGCTTTAACCTCGATTTTCTCTCCGGGTTGAACGGCCTTTGATGGCTCCTGCCAAAGCTCGATGACTGCTGCACCATTTTGGACACGATGGGATCGAATCTCGATACTCTGGCCGGAGTTCAAGCCTGATCTGAATGTCATGAGCCCGCGAGAGAACCAGCCGTCGGCATATCCCTCCAGCCCTTCTACCTCGAAGGTGCGGGGCGACCGAATTACTGTAATCGTTCCAGTGCCGTGATAAGTGCTCGACGTGAGATCGACTTTGCAGCGAGCGTCTCCCAGGTTGGCGTCACAGGTGAATTGATACAGTCGCCCGCTCGGCTGCTGGAGATAATGCGAAAGTCCTCTGATCTCAGCTCGAAACAAAGCTCCGGACCGGCTGACCTCGCCGAGACTGCCGCAGCGCATCAAGACGCGCTGCTCGGGATTACGCCAATTGACGCGGAAAATCTCGACTCGCGCATCGTCGTAAAGCCCCGCGGCCAAATCATCTTCTGTCAGGCGATCTGATGTCAGCGCCGCTTCCACCTCAAGATTGTCAACACCAAGGCCGACACTCTGCCTCATTTCAGTGGGTGTGAACCCCGCCGATGCTTCAAACGTCGTACCATCGAAAGTCAAATCGCGGTCGTGATCCGTGAACCCGATTTTCACGCCATCTCGGCGCGTCAATCGCCAGCACCAGCAGAGCGTCGTCGCACCGCTATTCAGGTGTTCCTGCAGTCCAGGAGGCAACACTTTCATAGCCGAATCTCGACAATCGGAATGTTAGGAATGGCGCCGTGCCGAAACCCCTGCAGATTTACCTCCAGCTTATCGGTGTCGAACCGGACAGGCACATCGAAAGCGAAGCCGGCCGTGATCTGAGCGCCTTGAGGAGGAATGTGACCAGGATTGAAAGTGATTATTCCGGTCGTAGCATCGGCGCTGAACGCAATTCCCTCGGTTTGAACAACGCCGTCAACGGCTACGAGGACGCTTCCGGCAACCGGTTTCTTGATCTCACGTGTCCATGGTGCATGGACACTGCCGTAGGTCTTCACCAGCTGAAACGTTGCCGTTGTGCCATCGCCCTTTCCAATCAGTTGATCAGTTGCTTTGGGCGTTTGCTCCGGCGGGCAAGATTTCCAATCCAAATGGTCGCGCCAGCGGAATCCGTAAAGCCGTCCGCGACGCTCTTCGAAGAATGCGATTACTGCGTAAAGATCATCGAGGGACCGTACTCCATAGCCCGCATTATAGGTGCGCCGAGAGTCGGCCCAGCGGCTATTACGCTCTTCATGGCCTGATCCGAGCACAACCACGTCCGTGCGCCGCTCAGGCCCTCCGACCGCGCCTCGCGAAATGGCCGTTGGAAAGCGAACTTCGTGAAAGTTCATCGAACTGAATCGTTGGAAATTTTCGTACAGGGAGCCAAAGGGTTCGCGGCCAGTACGAAAGCAGCCGCTGACGGATCGGCGATTAAAGATTTCTTTGACCCAGAGCTACAGCCCGAGCGATCATGGCGGCAATCTGCGTTTCCGAGCGCCGAAAACTTTCGGCGTCAGGCGTTGTGACATTGATGGTGACCGAAATTCCCGGAACGCCCTGCGCACGTACGCCGAGCTTTCCATCGGGGCCGCGCGCGAGCGGCATAATCGCTTCGGGGCCGCGTTCGCCCGCAAGTCCCATCCGTCCATTGGCGAGTGGAAAGGTCACCGGACTTGCAATCACTCCGCCGGATGCGAACGGAACAGGCAGGCCATTCTGGATCACGCCTCCGTTGGCGAAGCCCATCGCGCCCGACAACGCTCCAGAGACCAGAGATGCCACACTTTTTTCCAATGGGCGGAATGCTGCCTGAAAAGCCATGCGCGACAGGCTTGATGCCACTGAGCGGACGACGTCACTCAGATCGCGGCCCCGCAATGCGATGCCTTGAAAAGCATTCGTCAGTGTCGTCCCGAATTGGCGACCGATGCGCGCGGCATCTGCGAGCTCCTGCTGGAGCCTTGAAGTATCGGCATCGATTGCGACGGTCCAGGTTTCGACAGGCTCGACCATCGGAAAACCTATGGTGGTCCCAAGAGTCAAACGTCAGGATAGGCCTCCATCAAGCGAACTAAATCCTCGCGGGAGGGTCGCGAGATGGAAGTCCGATCACTGAGGAAAGAAAGCGCCGCCTCGAGCTCTTTCGGGGTCATCGCCCAGAACGCGGCCGGTGACAACCGAAGCACACCGAAGCCTAGAGCCATTATTTCATTCCAGGGAAAGGGCCTGACGCGCGCACCTCCTGGCGCGGAGCAGCATTCTCGGACCCTGTGGTATCGGCATTTCCGCCGAATGTTGCAGAAAGAAGCCGGGCCACAACATCGATATAGCCGAGCACGCCACCCTCGGCGCGCATAGCCTTGACCTGTTCATCGGTGACGTCATGTCCGGCGCCCCGTAGCCCAGCGCCGATTATCCGTACAGCGTCTTCCGCTCTCAGCCGCCCTTTTTCGAAACGTTGCGCCAGTGCCAGCATATCCTCGTCACCAAACGCCGCTTCCAGCTCGGCAAGCGCACCGAGCGTAAGGCAGAGCTTCCAAGTTTTTCCGTCCAGATAGGCTTCAATCTCACCGCGGCGGGCATTAGCCATTTCGACCTCCTACTTGTTACACCGGTGCAAACGTCAGCTCCCCCGCCGACTCGAGCGCAAGCTCGAAGGAAATTTCGCCATCATGCCTTCCGGTCAGCTCGAAAGCTGAGATTTGAAACGGCCCTTCGATGATCCCAAAGTCTGGCACGACAATCTGCCAAGACCGGATCTCCCCGTTGAAAAAGATCTCCCGAATGGCTGCGTCAGAAGCAGCGTCCTTGAAAATCCCGGAACCTGTGACGCGAGCGCTTTTTGCTCCCGCCCCGGCCAGCAACTCACGCCATTGCCCCGCCGATTCCTGGTGCGTTATGTCAACCGTCTCGGCGTTGAACGCAAGCGTCCGCGATCGCAGCCCGGCAACCGTCTCGAAGCTGCCGAGACCATCGCGATCGATCTTGAGGAGAAGGTCCTTGCCTTTTTGTGCAGCCATTTTTCTATCTCTATTAACAATTTCGTTTGATCCGTCAGCTCAGGGGCTCCGTCACGGCCCTCAGGTGCACGGTGCCAAAAAATCGCTCGCCATCTGATTCCCGGCGTATTTCGGAAAGTTCGTGCCGCAAGTTGATGAGGCGATGTCCTGCGATGGGCAAGTCGCGGTCGTGCAAGGCAGAGCGAAGCGCATCGATAATGCGATGGACCTCATTACGACCGGCTGCAAGCGACCAAACGTGGAGCGTCAGGGTGTGCTCCTCGGCAACGTCGCTTCCCGTGCTCCAATCGCGCAAGGTCGTCTGTCCAAATGTAATGTACGGATAATTCGGCTTTCGCGGCACGTGGTCGTAAATGCGAGGCTCACCCCCAAGCGCCGCCATGACCCCAGCATCAGCGCTCAAAGCTGCGTGGATCGCGGCCTGTAGTGCCTGGCTGGCCGAACGCATTTCTGGTCTCACTCGACTGCATGATACGGTTTCGACTTGTCCCGGCCGTTACGCGCACTGATGGCCGGCGCCATGCTGCTTGCGAAAAGCGTCTTGCCGCCTGTCCAAGACGGCTTCCCAGGCCCTTTATTCGGACCGAAATCCTCATGATCCGAGCTCCTCGCACAGGCAGCTCAACCACCGCCGCCGGCCTTCGATATCGCGGACGGCCTGTATTTCCAGCACGCGCCCGTCGAAAACGAAGCGCATTTCGGGACTAATGTCGGCCCGGTACCGAATTCTGACCTCGTATTTCGCGATGGATTGGAGACCATCCGCCCGGAGCTCCTCGCCGCCCGAGAGGGGAATGACTTCGGCCCATAACGTCGTCACCGGATTCCAAGCTACGATAGCGCCACCCCCCTCATCCGACGTGTACGAGGGAGCTTCAAGTCGGAGCCGGCGACGCAAAGCGCCAATTCGCAGACCAATCACAGCCGCACCCTGCTATATGGCTTCAGCAAAGCCGAAACCGCTTCGGGAATACGGGTCGCCGCCCCTCCGATCTCCGCCGGGTCGCGGTGCTCGTACCAGTGCGCGACCAGCATCAATAGCGCTTGACGTATCGGCTCCGGAACATCGCTCGGTTCCGAACCAAAACCTGCGGTAAACGCGATTTCGATACCTAGCGCCGGAATGCCGGGTTTCGGCCAGTCACCTGATTTTGAGAGGAGCCTGGGAGGAATGCGGCCCCCCTCGAGCACAAATTGATCCGGAGACACTTCATTAACGGTCCCGTCTCGTGCCGTTATCCGAACAGCTTCGACGGACCGCACGAATCCGATTGGCAGCTCGAGCACATTTCCTTTCGGCCATGAATCGAAGGTCCATGACCAGCTCTGAGTGATAAGTGCTAAATCAAGTGCCGCCTCTATTTGAAGCCTTGAGCTAGTGATGAGACTCGCAAGCAGAGAATTTTCATCGTCGTGGTCGATGCGCAAAAACGATTTGACTTCATCCACCGTCACCGGCTCGACCGCCGGTGCGGACGTCAAGACGAGACCCATGATGGCTCCATTGCGGGCAGAAAAAGTTTCAGGCGGGGTCGCTCGGAAATCCAACCGAGCAACCCCGCCCACACTCGCGCGGTGGGAGGAGACCACGCGAGGAAATCTCGCGAGCGCGAATTGAGGCGCACTCGCGAGGCGACCGAAGTGTCTGCTAGGCGCTGAACTTCAGCAGCTTGATGGCATCGAAGTCCTGCACGCCACCGCCGACGCGCTTCGTCGTGTAGAACAGCACGTAGGGCTTGGAGCTATAAGGATCGCGCAGCACGCGAATGCCAACGCGATCCACGATCAAGTAACCGCGGCGAAAATCGCCGAACGCGATTGCTGGGCTGTCCGGCGCGATGTCCGGCATATCTTCTGATTCAGTTACCGGGAAGCCCATCAGGCTCGCAGGCTCACCAGGTTTGGCCGACGGCTGCCAGAGATAAGTGCCGTCCCCATCCTTCAGCTTGCGAACTGCCGACTGTGTCGCGCGGTTCATCACGAAGGTGCCATTGGCGCGATAGCCGCCCTTCACGGAATAAATCAGGTCGATCAGCTTGTCGGCAGGATTGGATTCGGGAAAGCCGCCCGACACGCCCGTGGAAATCGTGCCGATCTTACCCCAAGTCCAAGCCGCGTTATCCACCGTCGGATAGCTGAGGAAACCCATCGGCTTGTTGACGCCATCGCCGGTGACGAAAGCAGTGCCTTCCTGGGCGGCAAAAGTCAGCCGGACCTCCTCTGCGATCCACTGGTCAATATCGACTGCAGCGTCGTCAAGGAGCGATTGCGTGGCTGCGGGCATGGCGTAGAGCTCGGCTGTCGGGAACGACAGCTCGGCCAGCTTGGGGCCATCCGTCTCTGGCCGGGGGTCGGTTTCGCCAACCCAACCGGCAGCCGGGCCGGAAATTGCAAACGGCTTTTTGTAAACTGAGCCGGAAACTTGCCGAACATCGGCTATCGCACGAATTGGAGACACACTGCGCAACGCTCTGTTGATGGAGCGCTCGGTCTCTTCTGGCACGAGATAGCCGCCATCCGTATCTGAGCCGACCGACAAACCTTTGCCCTCAAAGTCGCGGAGGAGATGAGTTTCTCCCCGGCGCATGTAGCTCTCGAAGGCTGTCTTGTGGTCGAGGCCGCCGGACGAGCGTGCGACAGATGAGCCGAGCTGCGGTCGCGCCGCTTTGCGAACGAGCTCCTCGATGACTCGCTTGTTCTCGTCGAGAGCTCGGTCGATACGCGCCAGCTTGTCGACGGTGACAACGTCAGCGCTCATATAGCGCTCGATTTCCGACAAACGGCGATCGTTCGTTTCTTTGAAGGCCTCGAAGGCCCGCATAAAATCCTCGAATGCGATGCTGAGGTCGGCGGCGGATGTGGACTTCACCTCTAGCCCTTCATTGTTCAGCATGACGGCCGAAATCCTTTCCTAGATTGAGATTGATTGAGGAGCTGCGCTGCTTCGGCGATTTGCCTCAGCAAACGCTCTTCCCAGGACGAGGCCCGCTCCGCATCCCGCAGGAGCCTAAGGCCTTTGAGGCCCTCGCGCATCACAGCGCGAGCCTCTGAGCGCGTGAACCCAGCGTCCTGCGTGAGCCAGCGCTCGAATTCCCGCTCGGTCGGCGCGCGGCCGGCGAACGGATCGGATTTCACGGATGAAACCCGCGCTTCGGGTTGCATCGGGAAAGTGACAATCGAGATCTCCCAAAGGTCGATTTTTTCCAGACGCCGCACACCTGTGCGCGGGTCGCGCACTCCTTTGACCGTGCGGAAACCGATCGATAAGCCATCGATGGCGCCGGATCTCATCAACGACAGGACCTCACGCGCCTTGGCGACCTCTGTCGCCAACTTGCCGCGTACGAACAGGCCGCGGGCATCCTCGTGAATGGTGATCCAGGTGCCGATCGGCTGATTGGGATCATGCTGAAACAGCATGCGAATGCCCGCGGGGCCACGTTTCGCAAGGCTCTCGCGAAATGCTCCGGGCACTATGATATCGCGCCCCAAGTCCTCGCGATTAAACAGGCACGCGTAGCCTTCGAAAATGCCGTTAAAGCTCACATCCTTGAGTCCCAGCGAGGTGAGCTTCACCTCTCGCACAGCCTGCAACGGCCGAGCAGCAAGTGGCTCCATCCAACCCATCCAGTCTTTTCCGAATTGTTCGTCAGACGTCGTCCTCAAGCGGACGGCATCTCGTCACCGCCGGGCAGCGGCCCGTAGCCCACGGCGGCTCGCTTCTCGTTGCGAGTCAGAAAGGAAGATCGCTCGACACGGGACCAGAGCGCCTCGCGTTCCGTCGACAAAGCTTCGATGGTGTCGAGGTCGGGCTTGAGCTCGACCGCTTTGCTCCCCCATGCCGGCCCCAACCAAGCCGCAAGCGATTTGGCAGCACGATTGACGAGAGGCAGCACGGTTTGCCGCCAGAAGCTGCGGTTCGCCTCTTGATAATTGGCATAAGTATTGTCGCCAGGAATGCCGAGCAGCATGGGCGGCACCCCCAGCGCCAAAGCAATTTCGCGAGCTGCGGCGTGACGCGCTTCTATGAAATCCATATCGCGGGGTGAAAGGCTCATTGCTTTCCAATCGAGTCCGCCCTCGAGCAGCATGGGCCGGCCTGCATTGCGCGCCCCCTGAAAGCTTTCCTCTAGCTCTGCTTTGAGTCGCCTGAACTGCTCCTCCGTCAGCTGCCCACCGGCGGTGTAGACCAGCGCACCCGAGGGTCGAGCCGAATTGTCGAGCAGAGCCTTGTTCCAGCGGCTAGCCGTATTGTGGAGGTCGATCGCCGTTGCGGCTGCCTCGATTGGAGACAGGCCGTAATGGTCATTCACTGGATGGAAAAGCTTGACGTGAAGAACGCGATTCACGCCGGGCACGACCTCACCGCTGAGTATGATCCGGCGGCCATCGACGGCGTATTCGTACGCCTCGGGCCACCCGTTAGCGCCCGGAATAACGCGCACCCGGTCCGGCCGTAAGACGTGCAGCTCCCAGATGCGGTCGCCCGATCCAATCGCTTCGATATATGTGTTTCCAGCGACCAGCAAATAGCCGTACCACGCCTCCAAAAAATCTGTGGTGGTCTGGCCACCACCCGGACGGCGCAACAAGTCGAGCAGTGGATGCTCCTCGATTTCGTGCTCCCCCTCGTAGAGCAGGAGGGGCACAGAGGCGGCAGCCTCCGAAATCATCCGGATGCTTCGATACACGATGGGATTTCTCATCATCCCTTCGCGGGCGAAAGCGGAATAATCGCGCGGCATCCATGCCGGCATTCCGAGCCCTTCCACCGCAATTAGCGGTGCGTGCGAGCCCGATTTCCGCTCGCTGTTGCGCGCCCGCCGAAAGCCAAAGACGCGCGCCATCCGCGCCAGCCGCGAGGGCTGTCGTTCGATTGCCGTCATTTCTCACCCGATTATTGAGGCTGCGCCCGCTAGAGCACGCGCACAGCGGGCCGAGGTGGTGCATCTAGGATGAGATCGGTCAGCGCCCAAACGAGCGCATCGAGGCGATCTGGGCTCCGGCCGTTCGCCAGACCATCGGCACCGAAGGCGAGCATTTGCGCTTCGAGCTCCGCGTGGTGACCCACGTGTGACACACGGCCCTCCGCATAAAGCGAAGCGACAGGCTCTGCCCTTAGCCATTTCCCGCGCGTCGCCCGTACCATCCGAATGGGGACGGCAGGGTCGATCTGGCGCAGAATTGACTGAACGAGATCACCGCCTTGATTGACCTCGGCGACGATCCGGTCTGCGGAAAAATCATTGTAGGCGGCGATTGCAGCGCGCGCCCACACCTGTGGCTCACGGCCCTGCAAAGTCCTGTCGGCGAGCACATAGGCTCGCCCGTCGGGACCGAGCCCCGCAACGCAAATCCCGCACGCATCCGATGATTTCGTAGCAGTAACCGGCGGATCGACGGCAACCACGACCCGCTGCAGTGCCGGCGCGTTCGCAACACGATGCTGCTCGATCCAATCCCGCCGCCAAAGGCCACCAGGCAAATCCTCGATCAGCTCACCATCGAGCTCCTGACGGCCGAGCAACGACCCGCCATATCGTCGTTCCATTTCGGCCAGAAATGCCGGAGCGAGATTCGCTGCATTGTCGGCCGTCCGCACCCGGGTTACAACTGTACTGTCCTCGCTCATGATGCGCTTGAGGATCGGAACAGGCCGCGGCGTCGTGGTGACCACCTGGCGCGGCATCGATCCGAGCCGAAGTCCGAATTGCAGCATGTCCCACGTTTGCTCCGCGTAGCGCCACTTGGCGATTTCATCGAGCCACGCCGCTGCGAACTGCGGTCCGCGCAAGCTCTCCGGATCTTCCGCGGAAAAGAGTTGTGCGATGACGCCGCTCGGCCAAGTCAGCTGGCGTTTCGAGGACTCGAAGCGAGGCCGATCATTCGGCGGATGAACCGCCAAAAGTCCGGACACGCCTTCCACCATCACGCTGCGCACCTGATCGAGTGTTTCCCCGATGAGCGCGATGCGCCCGCAGTCAGCCCCGCCTCTCCGCGCCAATGCTGCCGCCTCGGCCCTGACCCATTCGGCGCCGGCACGAGTCTTTCCCGAGCCGCGACCGCCAAGGATCAACCAAGTGCGCCACGGACGGCCCTGCGCATCACGGGCTGGCGGCAACTGATCATCGCGCGCCCAAATTTGCCAATCCCAATAGAGAAAGCGCAGCTCCGAGATTGAAAGATCCGCGAGCGCCGCAACGATCTCATCTCGCGGCGTACCGCTCGCCAATGCGGAGAATGCGTTCCGCAATTTCAA